CTCTTTCATCCTACGTGCTCGTTAACGATACCCTGCTCGTTAACGAAAGCTCGCCGACAGAAGAAAATGGTGCATTGTATCAAAGTAGTGCAGGAAACACACCCAAATGTCAAGCCCGAGACAAAAAGAAATTTGTCTTGGGCTTGACATATTTTTATGCTCATTTACCCGCGTGCTCAAATAGCGACACAAAAATCACCTGCGTAAGCCGCATCAAGACTGTCGAAGCCCGAAACCTTCCATTGAATTTCGATACGGTTATCGGGATAAACCAGCACCTTGTCGATCAGTAGGTCGGCGAGTTCCTGCCCAAGTTCATCGGATTGGAGCGCCTCCCGCGCCGCTTTTATTGCGGCCGCGCTGGGGGCGCTTTTTGCTTCCTGTTCACAGATGACCTCATGAAGATCTTTCTGCCTGTCAAGAGCGGCATCCAGCGTTTTTTTCCGCTCTTTATATTCTTCGGGCTGGATATCTTCCAGCACCAGGCTCTCATAAAGCCGCTGTTTTTCATTCTGGAGTTCCTGCAAACCGCGTTCAGACTCCAACTGCCGTTTGGAGCGATAGCTCCGCATATCGTCGTGAGAGATGCTCAGAACGATTTCGGACTGACGAACCACAGCCTCACGCACCGCATCCTCCAGCTCCCGGCTTTGGATGCGTAGCTTGTGGCAAGCGATATCCGGCGCCGAGCGGGTGAACCAGCAGTGGAATGCGGCGTTTTTTGTAATACTCAGGCGCATGGAATGCCTGCATATGCCGCAGACAACCTTACCCTTCAGGGGTGAGTCCGATACCGGATACCGCTGGGATGTCCCCAACTTTCGCCCCCGCAGGGGCTCGCCTCTTGTGCTAAGATGCTCCTGTGCTGTCTCGAACAATTCCCGCGGGATGATTGCCGGGTGATGGCACGGTATTCTGACCCAGTCCTCTTTGGCATTTTGCGCCCGGTTGTGATTGCCCAACTCTCGGGTTTTTGTTTTCAAAGCCGTGTAGGTGCCGAGATACTGCTCATCCTGCAAAATGCTCAGGATGACACTCTTCTGCCACACACAGCGGAACGCCTCGATCTCGGCGGTCTTGCATCGGTACTTCTTCCACGCGGCGGGCGTGGGGCGATTCTCCTCGTAAAGCCGCTTTTCTATCTTGGAGCTGCTTTTGCTGTCAGCGTACATTTCAAAAATGATGCGCACCGTCTCGGCGGCTTCGGGATCAATCACCATCTTGCGGTGATCGTCCAGCTTGTATCCAAATGTACAGTTTTTTGTCACCGCCTCGCCCCGGCGGGCTTTTTCCTGCTTTGCGCTGCTGATCTTCCTTGACAGGTCACGGCTGTAGTATTCGCTCATTAAGAACTTGAACGCCACCTCCATGCCGCCGGTATCGCCGCCATGCTGTGTGGAGTCGAAATGATCCGAAACAGAGATAAAGCGCACCCGGTACAGCGGGAACACCCGCTCAATGAAATAGCCGGTTTCAATGGCGTTGCGACCGAAACGGCTGAAATCTTTGACAAGGATGCAGCCAACCCGCCCGTCCTTTACAAGCTCCAGAAGCTCCTGCACGGCGGGGCGTTCGAAATTCAGGCCGGAAAAACCGTTGTCCACAAACTCCCGCACCGGGCCGTCCAAATCGGAATCAGTAATGTATTGATCCAGCAAAAGCCGCTGATGCTCCAAGCTCATGCTGTCGGTACGGCTATCGTCCAGCGAAAGCCGGATATATTTTGCGATAATCAGGTCAGCCAACGCATTTCACCTCCCTAAATTCGTCTCTGAACCGAAAGACAATCTCAAAGCTCTTGTCCCGGTGAACGAGAATCCGCTCTACCAGCCGCTGGGCGGTGTCGGCTGTCAACTCATGCTGCACAAGCACATCCGAAACGGCATCCGTGAAGTCCTGATACGATTCCTGCTCGTGCCGCCGCTCCCGCCGCTTGGTGCGGAGCTGATCGGCCCGCCTCGACAGGACCCCGATTTTCCCTTCATAATCCGCTTTCATGGCGGCGAACTCATCGGCGGTAATCACCCCGGCAACCAGGTTTTCATAAAGGCTTTTGAGGAAGTGTCCGCTGGATGCGAGCTCCCGGTTGATCTCCGCCAGCTGGGTTTCGGCGGCGGCATTTTGCACTGGCGCCATGCGCTCCCGATGGACATACCCGCCCAGTATTGCTTCAGCGTGCTTGCGGAGCAAGGCGACGATCTCCGTCTGTAGCTCCTCTTCCTTGACGGAAACCTGATAACAGGCGCCTTTGTGAATTTTCCATTGAGATTCACAGCGATACCAGTAGATTCCGTCCTTATTCTGCCGGTGGCGGTGCATGGGATGACCGCAGTGGGCGCAAAATATCTTCCCCTTAAAGAGATGCGGTGAGTATGCGACCGCATCACTGCGCACAGCCTTGTCCTGCTCGGAGCGACGAAGAAGCCGCTCCTGCACCCGGTCGAACAGTTCATGAGAAATGACGGCGTCATGGGTATTCGGCACGCAGATCCATTCCTCACGTGGGACAGAAAGCTCTTTTCCATTCACCGTGCGGCTTTTGCCCTGCGCCATATCGCCCACATAGACCCGGTCTTTGAGGATATCCGTGACCGTGCGTTTTTGCCAAAATGGCTTTCCAAGCAGCTTTTTGTTTTGGCTCAAGCCCTTTTCCCATTTGTAATGGCTGGGGGGGAGTACCTTTCGCTCATTGAGGGTGCGTGCGATCTCGCCAATGCTCAACCCGTCCGCAGCCAGCTCAAACATCTGGCGCACGATGGCGGCGGCCTCCTCATCCACCACCAGGCGGTGGCAATCCTCGGTTGACTTGGAGAAGCCGTAGGGAGCCATCCGTCCTACAAAGCGCCCGTCCTGTATGTTCTGCCGCTGCACACTTCTGCATTTGCGGCTGATGTCCAGGGCATAGGATTCCGCTATGATATTCTTAAGCGGCAGCAGGATGCCGCCATCCCCATCAAGGGAATCAAAGGAGTCGGTCACGGCGATGAACCGCACGCCCAGAGCGGGTAGTTGTTTTTCGATGTAGTAGCCGCAGTCAATGGCATTGCGGCCAAACCGTGAGAGGTCTTTGACGATGATGCAGTTGATCCTTCCGCTCTCCGCATCCTCGAACATCCGCCGAAAGGCGGGGCGCTCGAAGTTGGTGCCGGTGGCCTGATTGTCAATGTAAACCTCGGTGAGCTGAATGTCGGGCGACGCCGCGATGAAGTTCTCGATGATGTCCTGCTGGTTATACAGAGAATCCCCCGGCTTGCGCTTGGCGTCACTGGAGAGCCGGATGTAGGCGGCGGCGTTGTAAACGACAGCCTGTTTTTGCGCCACTGGAACCGCCGCGGTCTCCTTTCTGCTTTTCCGTGCCATTACGCCACCTCCTGCTGCAGGAGTGCAAGAGCCTGTTTGTACTCCGCTTGGTAGTGGAAGGTCACGCTCAACTCGGTCTTGCCCAGCACGCGGATGCCGCGCACCAGATTGACCATCGTACGGCGATCCAGCTCCTCCAGCCCCTCGAACTTGCGGAAATGCTCCATCCAGCGCAGACGCTCGGCTCTGCCGTCAAGGGCGTTGCTCCGCTCATCCTCTAAGGCTGCAATGACGTCCCGCAGGCGAACCTCATCGGCAACGTATTTCGCTTTCAGTGTTTTGTAGTCGTCTTTTGTCAGCAGGCCGCCGACCATGTTTTCATACAGAGAGGATTTGAAGCCGCTGATTTTAGCAAGCTGCCGCTCGTTGTCCTCAATCTGCTGTCCGAGCTGGCGGGCAAGCGCAAGCGCCGTCTTTCGCCCATCGCTGACGGCCAACACAGAATCCAGAGACGCAATTCCAGAGATATGCCCCTTGACACTCTCCAACACGCACTGGATGAGGTCTTGCTCCCGAACCATGCCCACGCCGTCACAGCCGTTCTTTTTCCCTGCGGGGCAGTAATAGTAAAAGTATTCCTGTCCCTTGTAGCGGTTGGTCTTGCGGGTCATTCTGCCACCGCAGCATCCGCAGATGAGCAGGCCGGAGAACAGGTAAACTTTTTCGCCGCCCGGAGCGGTGCGGGTGTCAAGCTGCATGATCCGCCGGGCAAGGTCAAAATCCTGCGGACTGACGATGGCTTCGTGGGCGTTCTCTGTGCGCTTCCACTCCGATTCGGGTTTGTCCACCATGTCCTTGATTTTGTAGTTGAAGGTGCCGCGCCGCCCCTGAATCAGCGTGCCCGTGTAAGTCTCATCGTTCAGGATGCGGAAGATGGCGGTGGCCGACCACTTGGCGTCGGGCGTATCCGCAAAGCCGCCCTTTGGATGGGGCAGGCCCCTGTCGCGCTTGTATCCCATCGGGGAAAGCACGCCCCGGCTGTTCAGCGTCTCGGCGATTTTTAGCGCGCTCATGCCGTCAATCTTCATGCGGAAGATGTCCCGCACGATGGATGCGGGGTATTCGTCAACGGCGAGTTGGTTTTTGTTCTCTTCACAGCGGCGGTAACCGTAGATTGGGCAGGCGCCCACATAATCGCCATGATCCCGCTTGATGTTCAGCGCCGACCGGGTCTTGACCGAGATGTCGCGGCTGTAGGCGTCGTTGATGATGGACTTGACGCCCACCACCAGATCGTCCATATCATCCCGCAGGGTGTCGATGTTGTCGTTGAGGGCGATGAAGCGGACATTGTAGGCCGGGAAGATGCGGCGCAGATAGCGCCCGGTTTCGATGTACTCACGCCCAAAGCGGGATAGGTCTTTGACGATGACGCAGTTGATTTCCCCGGCTTCGACCTCGGCTATCATCTCCTTGAACGCCTTGCGGTCGAAGATGATACCGGAAACGCCGTCGTCCACCTTTTCGGACACCGCCTCAATGTCCGGCTGGGTGGCAATGAAACTGTCCAGCAGCTTCCGCTGGTTTTCCACGCTGTTGGATTCGCCGTCTTTGTCGTCGGCGTAAGAAAGGCGAATGTATTTCGCCGCCCTGTATTTTGTTTCAGACATAACAAATCACTCCTTTTTTCACGGGTTTCGCCGCGAATCAGAAGTGATCAGGAATGGGTCCGCTCCGGCGGGGTATTCCCACCGGAGACTCCAATATGCTCTTTTCCCAGTCCCATGTTAACTCTCTTCGGCGGCGGTTACAAGTCATTCTTTCGGGTTTCAGGCGGTTTAGGCGATAATTCTTTGCAGACATTCTTCCAGCGTGGGGCCGTCCTCGGCGAACCGGGCGGTGACCACAAATTTCCCACAGCGAAAATGGTAGGGGTCTTTAATCTGCCGAACAAACTCGTTGATGCGCTCCTGTCTGGGCAAATCCTTGTCCACGCACACATCGCGGATGTCAACCAAATCCTGCGGATTCAGATCATAATTCATGAGAGCATCCCTCCTCTGTCGTTGAAAAATAAGCAAGCGGTTTGCGCTTTGTCATAAAGCGGCGAATATCCCCGGCATCGGATGTCAACGGACAATCCGGTAGCGCGTCCAACACACGCTGACGATAGGCGGCGCCTTCCCGTGCGCGGGAATCCAGAATGGCGCAAACGCCTGTGTCGGTTTCGGTGCGGATCAGCCGACCAAACCCTTGCTTGAGCTTGATGAGCATTTCCGGGACAAGCACGCGCGCTTTATATGCGTCCAAATCGCCGTACAGCGTCTGCTCGTAGTCGGATAAGGGATCGGGGGCGGCAAAGGGCAGCTTGACGATGGCAAGCAGAGAGAGCGCGTCACCGGGAATGTCGATGCCCTCCCAAAACGAACCGGAAGCGAACAGGATGCCGTTGCCGCTGATTTTGAACTTCTCCAGTGCGGCGGTATCCCTGCGCCCCATCTGAAACATGGGGTACGGAAGATTTCGCTCTTTCAGCATGGCGAACACCTGGCCCATCGCGTTGTAAGAGGTAAACAGCACGGCGGCATGCCCGTGAGACATCCGCACCAGGCGCTCGATTTCATCCGCGACCGCCGTAAGATAGCGCTTATCCTGCTGATTGGGAAACGGCACGGCATTGCTGATATACAGCATGGCGTTGCATTTGTAGTCAAAGGGCGACGGCATGCTCGTTTGGGCGAGAACCCGTTCGGGCAGATGCTTCAGCCCCAGTGTTTCTTTGGTGCGGGTAAAGTCGCCCGATGCGGACAGCGTGCCGGAGGTGAGAATAATAGGGATACCCTGACTCCAGAGATCGCGATGCAATCGGGCATCCAAGTCCTTGGGGATGGCGCAAAGAGCATCGGTTTCGGTTTCGCCCTCCACACGCTTCTCCAGCCAGCATACGAGGTTGGTCTGCCCCCGCAGCTTGGATGCCCGCTCCGCCGCCAGCTCCAATCGCCATAGCGCTTTGCTTTTCCGTTCCCTATGCGTGGGTTGGACATGGCTGTCCTCACAGGCTTTCGCAATATCGTTGCCAATACCGGGGATATTTCTGAGATGCCGGGCGGCTTCGCTGTCAAAGACAGCGGGAAACCGCTCCGCGTCATCGTCCGAATCCAGCTCGGCAATATTGGAGTTCAGCCTGCGGAACAGCTTTTCGCTTTGTTCCTCCAGCTTTTTCGCAAGCCTGTGGACATTGACGCCGCCGAAGGATTTATCCGTGGTAAAGGCGTGGATTTCCGTTGCCAGCGCGGGAAGCTCCGCGTCTGTCAGCTCCATGCCGTACATGGAGCTGGCGGCGTCCAGAAATTTATGCGCCTCGTCAATGATAACCATCTGGTAATGGGGCAGGAGCGGCCGCCTGCCATCGACCCGGTGCAGGACGTCAGCGAGAAGATAATTGTGGTTGGTGATCTGAAAATCCAGGCTGGGATTGCTGCTCTCCCGCAGATACTCGAAATATCTGCACCGCCGGGCATGGGAGCAGGAAGCGGCGCACTTGCCCCCGGAAACGCACACGCCGCGCTTTATGTGCGGTGTGAGGGTGTCAGCCCCGGTCAGGTCAAAGGGCGCACACGGCCCGATGTACGGCGTAAGGAGCGCCCTCGTCCGCTCGTCCGCGTTCTCGTAATAGCGTCCCAGCCGTTTTTCGCAGATGAAATGCTCCTTCCCCTTGCGCACCACGGCGGTCAGCGGTGTGCGGATAATACCGTGCTGCTGGAGAATCCGCGACAGTTCGGGGATATAGTCCGTCACGATGGCGTTTTGAAGCGCGATGCTGGAGGTGGAGATGATAATCGGCATATGTGCCGACTCCGCCCAGCTTTGGCGCGGATAGTGTCCGCGCAGCCAGAAGTCACACAGGCGTCCACGCTTGGCGAGCAGTGCGGCGACGAGGTAGGCATGGGTCTTGCCGGTGCCGACCTCGGATTCGGCAAGAGAAATGCCCCTGCGCCCGATGACATCGAGGATATGCTCAGCAAGCTCCAGCTGCTTCTCCCGCAGGGCGTAACCATGCAGGGGCAGAATCTCTGTGAAGATGTGCCGTACGGTTTTGGTCAGGCGGGCGCTATCCGACCGGTCGCCGGGAGCTTTGTCAATGGCAAACCGGCTGTCTCCCCGGATGGATAATGTGCTGATCTTGGCCGCCATGCCAACGAAAGCATCCTCGTCCAAGCGCAGCTTGCGGCGGCTGAGGATTTCGGCTTTTTCAGAGAACAAATTGACTGCGGTATAGACATATGCCCCGCCGTCCGTCCGGCGCTCCATCAGGGCGCAGCCGTAAGCGGAGAAAAGGAACTTGCCATGTTTGATTGCGCCGGGCGTCATCTTCGCCGGTTGTGTATATATGATTTCACTTGCGTGAAGGTTATTCGTTTCTAAATTCATTTTAATACCCCCTCGGTGACAAGCGGCTCGATGCTGCGGACAGGCTGTGCCGCCTGTCCGCAGATTCCAACCGCCTGCCGTA